GTAAGACGTTTTATGATGGTGGTATTGAAGAAATCATCAGCACCCGTCGTTTGGTTCATATCATCCGTGCCTACAGTATCTTCAATGATAAAGCAAAGGCAATTCGGGTTTGCACCAATCGTTTTGATGATGAGACCAAGCAATGCTTCTTGGAACTGTATGATAAAGTGGATGTTAACTTCCAAATGCCGGAAGAAAAGAAAGATACTGTCCTTGACGATATTGCTCCTTTCTGATATAATTGGGGGAGGTAAACTATGACAAAACCTTTATTCTCTTTATTATGGATGAACATTCTGGATACATTGCTATTAACAAAAACCAAGTTACTATGTCTGACAACAAAAATCATCTTTGGAAATACAACGAAGATAAAATCCTGAAAGATGTTGAGGATTATGTAACCAGCACTTATCATGGACATTATTGTGGTGATAACGATGGTTATACTGACATTCAAACTATTGACCTGATGGCAGCAAAGAAACTTGCCGCAGGCTTCTGCCAAGCAAACATCCTGAAATATGGTTCCCGTTATGGTGATAAGGATGGTCGTAACAAACGTGACTTGCTAAAAGTAATTCATTATGCTATGCTACTGCTCCACTTCGATAGGCATTATTCTCGTCAAGATAATGGTCTTTCTGAATTTCGTTGATAATCAAACTCAAATCTCAAATTATGAAACTTTCTGATAAAACTGTAAATCTTCTTAAGAACTTTTCTAACATCAACCAGTCAGTGTTGATTAAGCAAGGTAAGCAACTTCGCACAATTTCTGTGATGAAAAATATTCTGGCAGAAGCTACAATTGAAGAAGACTTTCCCAAAGATTTTGCCATTTATGATCTCAATCAGTTTTTGAATGGTCTCAATCTCCATAAGAATGCTGAACTGGATTTTGAAAATGAAAGTTATGTTGTGATCAAAGAAGGTAAAAGTCGTTCAAAATATTTCTTTGCTGATCCAAATGTAATTGTTTCTCCACCAGAGAAGTCTATCAATCTTCCTAGTGAGGATGTATGCTTTGTTCTCGATACTAAAGAACTTGATAAACTTATGAAGGCAGCAGCAATTTACCAACTTCCAGATCTTTCTGCTGTTGGTGAAAACGGTGTGATTAAACTCGTTGTTCGTGATAAAAAGAATGTCACATCAAATGATTTCTCAATCATTGTAGGTGAAACTACTAATAAATTTGTGTTTAACTTTAAGGTAGAAAATATTAAAATTTTTCCGAGTTCTTATGATGTTGTGGTTTCCTCTAAATTTTTGTCTCGTTTTACCAGCACCAATCAAGATCTTTGCTATTATGTAGCCCTGGAGCCTGATTCAACTTTCGAATGAACATTTTTGTCAATGATCCGTGTCCCGTTCTTTCTGCCGTGGCACTTCCTGATAAACACGTAGTTAAAATGCCTCTGGAGACCTGTCAGATGGTCTCTGTCATCTTCTCCAAGTGGTATTATGATTGGGGAACCATTCCCAAAAAAGACGGTCTGCCGTACAGTACAGAGAAGGGTGCATTCCGTAATCATCCCTGTACTCAATGGGCAGCAAAATCACACGAAAACCTTGCTTGGTTGATTCGGCACGGATTTGCCCTTTGTAATGAGTATCGACATCGTTATGAAAAAGACCATGCTTGTATGAAAGGACTTGAAGTAGCAGAGAATATCTTTGCCACTAAAAGTGGAAAGGAAATTTCTATCTACAAAAATGTGGTAGAATTTACGAGGGCAATGCCAGATGAATATAAACTTGACAACAGCATTGAAACTTTTACTGCTTACAAGATGTACATTGCATCCAAACCTTGGGTTGCATCTAATTATCTTCGTATGCCAAACCGAAAACCTGAATGGATTTAATTGTGAATAAACGAAATGACTTCTTGTGGGTAGAATCTTACAGACCACAAACTATTGAGGATTGTATCCTTCCAGAAGGCATTAAAAAAACTTTTCAAAACTTTCTAAATAAAGGTGAAATTCCAAACTTGCTTCTTTGTGGTCCTGCTGGTTGTGGCAAGACTACAGTAGCAAAAGCCCTATGCAATGAACTAGGAGTAGATTTTTATGTCATTAACGGATCCGACGAAGGTAGATTCCTTGATACTGTCAGAAACAATGCGAAGAACTTCGCTTCGACCGTCTCGCTTTCTTCAGATGCTAAACACAAAGTCATCATCATTGACGAAGCAGATAACACAACCAATGATGTACAACTCCTCCTGCGGGCATTTACTGAGGAATTTAGTAGGAATTGTAGATTTATCTTTACCTGCAATTACAAAAACAAAATCATTGAACCCCTTCACTCAAGATGTGCAGTTGTTGAGTTCTCAATCAAAGGAAAAGAAAAACAGCAACTTGCTGCAAGTTTTTTTAAACGACTTCAAGATATTCTTCAACAAGAAGGTGTAGAATATGATCAAAAAGTTTTAATCGAATTGATTAACAAACACTTTCCAGATTGGAGACGTGTTCTGAATGAGTGTCAAAGATATTCTTCTAATGGTAAAATTGATTCCTATATCCTTGCATCGTTCTCCGACGTAAAAGTAAATGATCTCATTAAATATCTCAAGGAAAAGAACTTTACGGAAGTTCGTAAATGGGTTGTATCCAATCTTGATAATGACTCTTCTGTTTTGTTGCGTCGTATTTATGATTCTCTCTATGAATATCTTGTTCCCAATTCTATTCCTGCAGCTGTTTTGATTGTAGCTAAATATCAATATCAGATTGCATTTGTTGCAGATCAAGAAATTAATTTGCTTGCAGCATTAACTGAAGTTATGATTGAGTGTGAGTTCAAGTGATTCTTAATGAAAGTGATGCAATTTGGGCTGCGGATGAATTTATTGAATATTTCTCTCACATGTCCAATATTGAGGATTATTTGAGGTTTGTAAAAAAAGAAGTAATCTCTTCTACAAGTTCGCTTACTTCATTACACGATGAATTTTTTAATGAAGATATTCATCCAGAAGATATGGATTTTGATATTAAATTTGTTGGTGCAAGATTTCAACAATCTATCCCACAAGAACATTATGTTAATCTTTTAAGAGCAGTTTCTTCACATAATAACGAATCAAATATTCCTGGACGGGAATTGCGTTGGATGGTATTTGAAAAGAATACTAAACAAGTTTTGGGATTTATTCGTTTTGGTTCCCCTACAATCAATTCAAAACCAAGAAATAACTGGTTGGGAAAGTCACCAGACTTGTCCATTTTTAATAGATATGCAGCCATGGGTTTTGTGATTGTTCCATCACAACCTTTTGGTTATAATTATTTGGGAGGAAAACTTCTTGCTCTTCTTTGCTGTTCACATTTTGCAAGAGAGACTTTGAATGAAGTATTTGAGAAAGAAATTGCTTTGTTTGAGACAACATCTCTTTATGGATCTACAACAGATGCATCTCAATATGATGGTTTGAAACCTTTTATGAGGTACAAAGGTCTTACTGAAAGTAAGTTTCTACCACTTCTTCACGATGAGATATTTCATAAGTTGCATGATAGATTTACTTTATTGAATAACAATACTCCTTTGACTGACAACAAAGCATCATCTAAAAAAATGAAGCGTCAGACCAAGATGATTTCTATTATTCGAAATTCACTCCAAGATAAACCAAAACTTGATGAGTTTAATTCTGTCATTGGATCTGCATTTGAATTGACTCAAAAGAAAAGATTTTATATTTCCGACTATGGATATGCAAATGTTCGTGAAGTCATTCTTGGTGAACAGAAAGAACTTCTTCGTGGACAAAATTGGGATAAATTTTACTTGGAAAATATTATTTCTTGGTGGAAGAAAAAAGCATCCAAGAGATATGAAAAACTAAAAGCAGAAGATAGGTTCAGAACAAAGGTTGAACTTTGGACGGATGATGATGAAATTCAAATTATTAGATGATGGAACTCAAAGACTGGCTTAATTCAATTAATCATACAAAGGAAGATTTGTCTGAAGAAATAAAATCATATCCCCCATACATCATTAATCGTTGTCTATCTGGTCATATTGATTGTGTGATGTTTGCAAATGAGATGAATATAAATCACCATCTTGGTAAAGATCTGCAGTATTCATTTTATCTAAATAGTCTAAGGAAAAAAAAGAGATTCTCTCCTTGGATTCGAAAAGATAATATCAAAGATTTAGAATGCATTAAACAATACTATGGTTATAGTAATGAAAAGGCATCTCAAGCTTTGAAAATTTTATCCAAACAACAAATCGACTTTATTAAACAACGACTTGAAACTGGTGGAAGCAATGGTAAACCAAACAACTGAACCCCAAGTAAATTGGGCTCCCAATATGATGGTGGAAGTCCTTTTAAACGAACCTGATGACTTTCTAAAAGTTCGTGAAACTTTGACTCGTATCGGAGTTGCATCAAGAAAGGAGAAAAAACTATATCAATCTTGTCACATTCTACACAAGCAGGGTAAATACTATATTGTCCACTTTAAGGAGTTATTTGCTCTTGACGGAAAGTTTGCAAACTTGACAGTAAATGACGTTCAACGTCGCAATCGTATTGTTCGTTTACTTGCTGATTGGGGATTAGTTAATAATATTAATGAAGAATTGGTTCAAGATATTGCTCCCCTAAATCAAATTAAAGTAATTGCTCATAGGGATAAGGGGGAATGGATTCTAGAACAAAAATATAATATTGGTAAAAAAATAAAACCCCAGGAAACCGAATAATTTTATAGGGAATTCAACACTCCCATTTTTTATGTTTGTTGTATAATTAGTAGTGGATGCCGCAAGGGTCTACAAAACACAAACTCGCTTTTAAAGGAGCTACCATAATGACTGATATCACACGATATACTGCTGCAGATCTTCCTTTGCTCATGAAAAGAATTAATGAGTACAGCATCGGAATGGATGAGTGGTTTAAAAGGTTTGATACTGCGTATGAATCACATACAAACTATCCACCATACAATCTAGTCAAAGAAAGTAGTGTTAATTTCAGATTAGAAATTGCACTTGCTGGATATAAAAAAGAAGATATTGAAGTAACTACAGAATGGAATAAACTCTTTATAGAAGCAAAGAAAGTTAGTGATACTGATGATGAGTACCTGCATCAAGGATTAGCAAAGAGGGCATTCACTCGTACTTGGACTCTCTCTGATGATGTAGAAGTTAAAGATGTTTCTTTTGATGATGGATTACTCACTATTAAATTAAATAGAGTTATTCCAGAACATCAGAAAAAGAAAGTTTATGAACTCAAATAAATATAAGTGACTATCGTCGTCGTCTCTGAGGGGAAACTGGCACAATCCAGTTGACACCCCTCTTTTTTATTGGTAGAATAGATGCAAATGGATGAAATTATGGTTAAACTATTAATTCTGTCAGAAGATCAAATTTTGATCTCTGAAATTGAAGATGTTGGTTCGGAAATGGGAGAACCTGATTGTAAATTGATAAATCCATTTATTGTAAATGGTGACAATTTAGAACCATGGTTGGTGAGTTTGACAAATCAAAATATCTTTATGATTCACTCCGATAAGATTCTTACGCTTATCGATCCCAAGCCTACACTTCTTGAAAAATATCAACAACTGACTAAATGAGATTTTATACAAACGTACAATTGATTGGTAATCAGTTTCTTGTTCGTGCCTATGAAGATGGTAAGCATGTAATGTTTAAAGAAGAGTATACTCCTACTCTCTTTATTCCCACAAAAAAAGAATCAAAGTATAAAACTCTTGAAGGAGAAAGTGTTGAACCAATTTGCCCAGGATTTGTAAGAGACTGTAGAGAGTTTTACAAAAAATATGAAGGTGTAGATGGATTTCGTATCTATGGAAACGATAGGTATGTTTCTCAATATATCTCTGAAAAGTATCCAGAGGATGATATTAAGTTTGATATTTCTAAAATCAGACTGTATACTTTGGATATTGAGGTTGAATCTGAAAATGGATTCCCAGATGTGGAATCAGCCGCTGAGGAAATTCTTCTTATTTCCATTCAAGATTATAATACAAAAAATATTATTACTTGGGGTGTAAAACCATTTACAAATAAACAAAGTAATGTCACATACATTCTTTGTGATAGTGAATACAATCTACTTCAAAAATTTATTGCATGGTGGGATAGTAATCCACCAGATGTAATTACTGGTTGGAATGTACAACTTTATGACGTTCCTTATATTTGTCGTCGATTGAGTCGTGTTATTGGCGAAAAACAGATGAAGCGATTCTCTCCGTGGGGATTGAATACTGAAAATGAAATTTATGTAAGTGGTAGAAAGCAGATTTATTTTGATGTTGGTGGTATTGCTCAACTAGATTATCTTGATCTTTATAAGAAGTTTACATATAAGGCACAAGAATCATATCGTCTCAATCACATTGCTGAAGTAGAACTTGGTCAAACGAAACTTGATCACTCAGAGTTTGATACTTTTAAAGATTTTTACTCTAAGGGTTGGCAAAAATTTGTAGAGTATAATATTATTGACGTTGAACTTGTTGACCGTTTGGAAGATAAGATGAAACTTATCGAACTTGCTTTAACTATGGCTTTCGATGCCAAGGTGAATTTTGGTGATGTATTTTACCAAGTCCGTATGTGGGATAACATCATTTACAATTATCTTAAAAAACGTGATATTGTAATTCCTCCAAAGGAACGTTCAGCTAAAGATGATAAGTATGCTGGTGCTTATGTAAAAGAACCGATTCCTGGTGTGTATGAATGGGTGGTTAATTTTGACCTTAACTCTCTATATCCACATTTAATTATGCAGTACAACATTTCCCCAGAAACCCTTTTGGAAGAAAGACATCCATCGGTCACTGTAGATAAGATTCTGAATCAAGAGATTGATTTTGAGAAATATAGTGATCATGCGGTATGCGCTAATGGTGCAATGTATCGTAAAGATGTTCGTGGATTTCTCCCAGAATTGATGGAGAAGATGTATAATGAACGAGTCATCTTCAAAAAGAAAATGATTGAGGCAAAGAAACAGTATGAGAAAACTCCAACGAATGCTCTTGTTAAGGAAATTGCCAGATGTAACAACGTTCAGATGGCAAAAAAGATTTCTCTTAACTCTGCTTATGGTGCTATCGGCAATCAGTACTTCCGTTATTTTAAACTAGCAAATGCTGAGGCAATCACTCTTTCTGGACAAGTTTCAATTCGTTGGATTGAAGAAAAACTTAACAAATACCTAAACAAAATTCTTAAGACAGAGGATGTTGATTATGTGATTGCTTCAGATACTGATTCCATCTATCTTAATATGGGACCTTTAGTAGAAACTGTATACAAGGGAAGAGAGAAAACTACTGAAAGCGTTGTGTCGTTCCTTGATAAGGTCAGTGAAATGGAACTTGAAAAGTATATTGAAAGTTCCTACCAAGAATTGGCTGACTATGTAAATGCATACGATCAGAAAATGCAGATGAAGCGTGAGAATATTGCTGATCGTGGAATCTGGACTGCCAAGAAAAGATATATTTTAAATGTATGGAACAGTGAAGGTGTTGCTTACTCAGAACCAAAACTTAAAATCATGGGAATTGAAGCAGTTAAATCATCTACACCTGCCCCATGCAGAAAGATGATTAAAGATGCTCTGAAAATTATGATGACTGGTAGTGAAGATGATGTAATCAACTTTATTGATAAATCCCGACAAGAATTTAGAATACTTCCTCCAGAACAAATTGCTTTTCCTAGAACTGCTTCTGATGTGCAAAAGTATCATTCATCATCAGAGATTTATGGTAAAGGGACTCCAATTCATGTAAGAGGAGCTTTACTATTTAATCACTATATTAAACAAAAAAAACTTAATAATAAGTATTCTTTGATTGGAAATGGGGAGAAGATTAAATTTATATACTTAAAAAAACCAAACATCATTCAAGAAAATATTATTTCTTTCATTCAAGATTTTCCTAGAGAACTTGGACTTGACAAATATATTGATCATGACCTACAATTTGATAAAGCATTTCTCGAACCACTTAAATCAATCCTTGATGCGATTGGATGGTCTGTTGAAAAAACTGCAAACTTAGAATCATTTTTTACCTAATGGACTTTTTAAAAGATATTGTAAAAGAAATTGGTGGCGACTATACACAACTTGCCTCTGAAATTGTTGAAACTGAAACTTATGTTGATACCGGTTCATACATTTTTAATGCGCTAGTTTCGGGTAGTGTATTTGGTGGGGTATCTGGCAATAAGATTACTGCCATTGCTGGAGAGTCTTCTACTGGAAAGACTTTTTTCTCTCTTGCCGTGGTTAAGAACTTTCTTGATACTAATCCCAATGGTTACTGTCTCTACTTTGACACTGAGGCTGCTATCACCAAAGCTCTTCTAGAATCTCGCGGAATTGATACTACTCGTCTTATTGTTGTTAATGTTGTTACCGTAGAAGAGTTTCGGGGTACGGCACTCAAAGCAGTTGATATGTATATGAAAAAACCTGAAGGTGATCGCAATCCATGCATATTTGTGCTAGACTCTCTGGGAATGCTTTCAACCAGTAAGGAGATTAATGATGCTCTGAATGATAAGGAAGTGCGGGACATGACCAAATCCCAACTGATTAAAGGTGCATTCCGTATGCTCACCCTGAAACTAGGTAAGGCAAAAATTCCTATGATTGTAACAAATCATACCTACGATGTGATTGGTGCCTATGTTCCAATGAAGGAAATGGGTGGGGGCAGTGGTCTTAAGTATGCAGCATCTTCTATCATCTATCTTTCTAAAAAGAAAGAAAAGGATGGAACGGATGTGATTGGAAACATTATTAAATGTAAAACTCAAAAATCACGTTTAAGTAAGGAAAATCAACAAGTAGAAGTTCGTCTTTATTATGATGAACGTGGATTGGATAAGTACTATGGTCTTCTTGAACTTGGTGAAACTGGAGGAATGTGGAAGAACGTTGCAGGACGTTATGAGATTGATGGTAAGAAGATTTATGCAAAACAGATTCTTGCTAATCCAGAGGAATATTTTACTGAAGAAGTAATGCAAAAGTTGGACAAAATCGCAAGAAAGGAATTTAGTTATGGAGAAAGTTGAGTTTCTAATTCTTAGAAACCTTTTACACAATGAAGAATATTTAAGAAAAGTTCTACCATTTATTAAATCGGAATATTTTGAAGATTTAAATCAGAAGATTATTTTTGAAGAAATTGTTTCATTTGTGCAAGAGTATAATAAACTTGCAACAAAAGAGATTCTTTGTATCGAAGTGGAGAATCGAAAAGATATTACAGATACCTCATTCAAAGAGATTGTTCATCTCATTGGCAGTTTAGATGATGCAGATATTGAATTAAATTGGATTATTGATACTACTGAAAAATGGTGTCGTGATCGTGCAATCTATTTGGCTTTGATGGAGTCAATTCATATTGCAGATGGAAAAGATGAAAAGAAAAATCGTGACAGTATTCCTAGCATTCTGTCCGATGCTCTTGCAGTTTCTTTTGATAATCATGTTGGACACGATTACTTAGAAGACTATGAGCAACGTTACGAGTCATATCACAGAAAAGAAGATAAAATTGAGTTTGACCTTGAATTCTTTAACAAGATTACAAAAGGTGGTATTCCTAATAAGACTCTTAACATCGCTCTTGCTGGTACAGGTGTAGGAAAATCTTTGTTTATGTGTCATGTAGCTAGTTCCGTCTTGTTACAGGGCAAGAACGTACTCTATATCACTCTTGAGATGGCGGAGGAGCGAATTGCTGAAAGAATCGATGCCAACCTGCTGAACGTTCCTATTCAAGATATTGCAGATCTTCCAAAATCAATGTTTGAAACTAAAGTAAATAATCTTGCTAAGAAGACGCAGGGAACTTTAATTATTAAAGAGTATCCTACTGCTTCTGCACACGCAGGACATTTCAAGTCACTTCTCAATGAACTTGCTCTTAAGAAATCATTCCGACCTGATATTATTTTTATCGACTACCTTAATATTTGTTCTTCCTCTAGGTTTAGAGGAGGTAGCAATGTCAATTCTTATACACTTGTCAAATCAATTGCTGAGGAACTTAGGGGACTTGCAGTTGAATTTAATGTCCCCATCGTTTCCGCTACCCAGACTACTCGTAGTGGTTATGGCAACTCTGATGTTGAACTTACTGATACTTCTGAATCCTTTGGTCTCCCTGCTACTGCTGATCTTATGTTTGCCCTTATTAGCACAGAGGAACTTGAAGGACTTGGACAGATACTTGTAAAGCAATTAAAGAATCGTTATAATGATCCAACCATTCATAAACGTTTTGTGATTGGAATTGATCGTGCAAAGATGCGTCTTTATGACTGTGAACAATCTGCTCAAAATGACATCCTTGACAGTGGTCAGCAATCCGAGTATAATGACGAAGACCAGAAATCTAAAAAATCATTCGAAGGATTTAAATTTTAAATATGGCAACTATTGAACCTAATAAGTATATTGAATTTGTTCGTAAAACCACCAGTCCAGCAAGTAGTGAATATCCAAAACTTGTTGAACGTTTGAATGAACTGGAGGGCCAAGGTGCTAATGTTTCTCGTCTGTTAACTGCTGCATTTGGTATGAGTGCCGAAGCAGGTGAGTTTACCGAAGTAGTTAAAAAGATTTTTCTTCAAGGAAAACCTTACACTGAAGAGAATGTCTTTCATATGAAACGTGAACTTGGGGACCTGTGTTGGTATCTTGCACAAGCATGTATAGCACTGGACATTACATTTGAGGAAGTTCTTGAAATGAACTATGAGAAATTGAGTGCTCGTTATCCAGAGGGTAGTTTTGATGTTTATCGTTCTGAAAATCGGGTAGAAGGAGATCTATAAATAACTTTCCCTTCGGGGTTTTTTGGGGAATTAGCTCAGTTGGTAGAGCGCGGTCTTTGCAAGGCTGATGCCAGGAGTTCGAGTCTCCTATTCTCCATTC